ATGCGCAATCCAAGCGCGTTGAATTGCCAAGGCTTCCTGCTCGTCTTTCTCATTAACTCCGTGAGCATTGGAGATGAGATTAAGTGCCAAGTCGTGTCTCTCCTCATCCCGTACATTTGAGATGAGTAAGTCTCGGGCGAGCGCTGGTACTTCAGTGGCCAAAGCATCGGTGATAAAGTCTCCTACTGGTAATTCCATATGACGCATTGCAAGCACACGTTTCAGCGTCTCTTCTGTGCCTTCACGGACTGACCCTGCATCGGTCTGCACTGGTGTCCACTTTCTTTTTCTAGATAGTAATTTCTCGTAAGGGTTCATTGTTTAAATAAGCAATAGCGTTTTTTAAGGCTTCAACGTTGTCCTTGAACTTTCCTAGTCCAAGATTACAACTGTCGCAAATTAGTCCACGCACTTCGGAAGTGCAGTGATCATGGTCTACAACGAGAGGTTCTTCGCTACCGCAGATCGGACAATGGGTGTTATTTAGGTTGTCATACTCTGACCTAGATAGGCCATAAAGTCGTTTTACTCTTGTGTATTTATCAAGATTAGCTCGGCAGGGTTTACAATCAGCTCTAAGGCCAGAGGCCATCTTCTTATCTTTATGAAAGTCTGAAGCAGGTTTTTCTATACCACAACTTTTGCAAACCCTACTCTGCGCAGTCGCAGGCAGGTTCATTTAAAATACTGTTTAGATAATCGTCTACTTCGCCTTGATCAAGTGCAGCGTAAGCATCACTCTTGTCTTGGGTGTCACCCATGACCTGCAGGCTGTAATAAAGTGAGGTCTGAGCAGAAGCTAACCATTGCTCCACAAAAGCTTCGTCATAAGTAACAACATCGCTCCATGAGTTGAATGAATAGCCATGCGCTAGGCCTGTTCGTTGCAGCAGCTTCATGATGCCGTTTGCAACACGGAGGTAAGCGTTCCAGCCTACTTCTGAGGCAACTTCCACCTCACCGTACTCGTAAGTCTCTACACCGAAGGTTCCACTATCGCGGTCAACGGTTCTACTGATAGGTGGTGCAATCTCTGGCGTACAAGTGTAGCCATCGATATCCTTGCTCCGATAAGAGCAACTAGCAGTTGGTGCAATAGCAAAAGCTCGCACCATATTATGTTGTTTGGCTACTTCAGCAGCTCCACTAATACCTTGATCCAGTAGCTCAGCTAATGCATAAGCAGCTGATGCTTGGCGTTCACCTCGGATGTATTGATCCAAAGCTTCACCAAACTGTTCATAGCTGACACCAGCTCGTCGCAGTAGGTTTGCTAGTCCAAGCATTCCTAATCCAACTTGCCTATCAGTCTCAGAAGGAAGATATTCGCCGCTATCACCAACACCAGTCTTACTGTGCAGTTGACAAAGCTCTTCCATACCAGCTCTAAAGGCCTCGGGAATGTCCCCAAACTCACAGGCTCCCAAGTTAATATGTTCCAAGAGACACGTACCACGGGAAGGTAAATATACCTCTAAGCACACATTCCCGAAAATACGATTACCTTCATCGTCGTACCGAACTTTATTTAGCCAAACATCTCCTGACTTGATTGCATGGAGAAGTTCCTGTTTAAACTCACAAGCCTCCCACCAAGCGTCGGTAATGTTGATGCATCGTTTGACCCACGGGAGTTCACTCCGTGGAGTAGTAATAAACTCAAGAGCATCATCACCACAGAGGTCATAATGAAGAACAATTGCTCCGTTCTTGAATTTTCCGCCACGTCTAATAGTTTCGTTAAGTACAGAATAGATTTTGCCAAAAGATACAGCACCGCTAGCTGTTACACCAGACGGTCGTTCTGTTCCTTTTGGATCTAGCTTAGAAAGATGTACAGCACACCCTGCTCCATATCGGAGAGCATGTGATGCAAACTTCCAACTAGCTTGAATACCGTTCTCGCCGTCAAGTTCGTTCTCAACAACAAAAACAGTACAGCTGACTGGTAGACGACCACTAGGGTCATCCATCCAGGATTGAACTCGACCAGTTCGAGCGATATAATTAGTCATTAGTGAATTAGTGTATTTAGTTCTGGTGGTTGATAGTTAGGTCCCTTGAGAACCTTCCCATCGGCTCTGTAGATGGGTTTACCATCCTCTCCTAGCTTTGACATGTTCGATGCATGAACACGCCTCATAGCCTCATCTAGGTCCCAATCCTGAGACGCTGCAAATTGATAGCAGACATATACAAGGTCAGCCAACTCCTTTAGTTGGTCAGCTGACGGCTCCATGTGATATGCCTCATGAAACTCACTCCATTCTTCATCGATCAAAGCTTTCTGGATCTGTCGTCCACTCGTCCCAGTCACAGGAATATTGTAAGCCGCTCGAAATTCCTCTGCTTGGTCCATCAAGCTCTGATTCTGGAAGTGTGTTTTGTAATTCATTGGTGAGGTAGTGGATAGCTTTTGACAGGTCTGCGTGATAGTCTCCTTTGTAACCTGCTCTGCAAATGTATTTAATAGCATTACCGAGGTGGTAGTTTAATCCTTGATCTCGGATGAAGTCCCAAACTTCAATAGTTCCTCGGGTGTAATACTTGGGTGATGTGACGGCCATGATTTAATTAGCTGTGAAATGTTGTTGCCTAGTACAAATGACTGTCGCTGTAGAGCTAGAAAGACAGTAATAATGTCTGCCTTATCTGCTCTAGGTAGCATGTCCTCAAGCTGCCGCATTTTGAACGACTGCTCCAGGGTCAATTCCGTGGTAGGCATCGGCGGGATCCCATAAGATGGGTTGCTTCGATGTGTTGTCATATTCTTTGTTGGTTAAGATCTTTGCAAGGCGTGCATTCATTAGTGCTACATCCTCACTAAGATCTTTCTCAGCGAAGGCACCTTTAATTGTTTCCCAGTTGTACCCTTTCTCTTCAAACAAAGCTACTGCTCGTTTGATTCCAATTCCAGGTACTCCGCTGTAGCCGTCAGTTTGGTCTCCGGCTAAGGTCTGAATGTAGTGCCATCTCATTCCATCTTCTGGTGTGACTTCGATGGTTTCTTCCATGTTGTACACCAGTCCAGGAATTTGTTTCATATCTTTGTCAGGACTACAAATAATGCTGCCAGGGTAATCAGTAGCGTAAATCCCCATGGCGTCATCCGCTTCAAGTGTAGGTAGCTTGATAACTTCATAACGATTACCTAGTTCTTTGATGACACGTTTATAGCCACATGGCTTCTTTCTGTTTCGATGTCCCTTGTAATCGGGACAAATTTCTTTGCGAAAATTTCGAGAGTCACTGAAGAACAGGATCATCTCTTCATTACCAAAGAACTTACTTTGAATACGTTTAAGGTCTCGCTCTACACATTTCATTGCTTCACTGAACTGACTAGTAACAACAATTACGTCATCTCCAAAGTCAATCTCTGTTTCACAACTGGCACAGCACTTATAAACAATAAAGTCTGCGTCAATGAGAAGCATTAGTGGACCTCCGACCAGTTGTCTCCGATTTTTGCTTCTGCACCGATTTCGCAGCGGATTCGATAGTATTCTCCAGCCTCTTTAGCGCTAAGTACCAAGGATGTTGATAGGTCTTTTGCGTGACTGGGTTCTGATTCAAATTGTAGTTCGTCATGAATAAATGCTAGTTGTGAACAACAAAGTCCCAACTGCTGTACGTTTGCATTGTTTATAACCATCCATCTCTTAGCCAGTACAGCAGCGCTGCTCTGGAGTAGGTAATTCAAAGCGCAATGAGGTGAGGTTAGATAAACCTTACGGCCATCAATAGCCTTTAGGTAACCATCACCAGCTCGTTCTCTTACCGCTGATAGAAGTTCGGCGAGTCCTGGAATAGCAGCCACATACGCTGCACGAATCTCTTTACCCTTGCTCTTCGCCTTGTTTTCGGGAAGCTGCTTGTCATAGGAATGTCCGATTTTTGCATCACCTGCTCCATACAGGAATGCATAGGTTATGGTCTTAATTTGTGATCTTGAAACACCCACCTTGTCTGCATTGACTTGATGGATATCTCCATTCAGTAGGATCTCTGCATACCGGCCAGAATCGTACCGAGATAAGTAATGCGAAAGCATTCTCAATTCGATTCCTGATAGGTCAGCTCCAACCATGACCTGTCCAGGACTGGCAGTAAACAATGACCTACAAGCACCATCACTAGGCACTTGTGCCAGATTTGGATTTCGGTGGCTACATCGAAAAGTTGATGTAGTAGTTGCACAATGATGATGAACTCTAGACTTCGTACATAGCTTCAGCCATGCGTTCACGCCTTCGGATATCATCCCCAGTGTCTTCGTTATATCCAATACCTTTAAGCACATCTGTGCAAAAGGGTTTTCGATATCCTTGAGAACGGTCTCGTCGATAACCACCTTCCCTGAGGCAGTCATTGATTTCGGCGTCCAGCCATAGTGTGTCTGAAGGATCCATGCGATATGATCTCTCGATGAAGTGTTAAATTCTTTTAGCTTTGTGAGTGGAGCGCCAGCAACATAGCCTTGGGTCCTATTAGGTCGTTTAGGAGTAAATACTGATCCTTCAACGAAAGTGTGCCAGTTTCGTAGTACCTGATTAGTCTCTTCAAGCTCCTTTCTGAGAGAAGATTCAAGTTCCCGTGCAGCGCGTTCATTAAAGTACCATCCATGTTCCTCCTGTTGTTGTAGTAGTTGTGCTACCTGATGTTCTAACGAGACCCATTCAGGTATGGTTGGAAGTGATCCCATAGTTTGACTGTTACTTTTACATCTTGCTCGCAGTAATCCTGCATATCTTGTGACCAGCATTGCCAGTCGCAGGTTTTACCGAAGTCTCCTTTGTATTCAGTTAATCTGTAGCCGTAGCTCTCTAGTGAATGCCGTCCATACAGCTGTAGTGGCATGTTCCTCCACTTATGCTTCTTATCTAGTTCCATCATGTTTGGATGATAGAGACGTGATAACAGCAAGGTATCTACTGTGTATGGTGTTTCTTCGAAGAATGGGTATAGCTTCTTGATAACAGGCACGTCAAAGCCGATAATGTTATGGCCACAAATACCTTCAGACTCCATGAGTCTTGTGATACCTCTAACGATTGGGTCTTTGTCGCCTTCATCGTTGTAAGTGTCTAGTTTCTTTTCCTCCGTATCGTAGATAGATAAACAATGAATCTTTGTGCATTTTGCTAGGAAACCATCGGTCTCCAAGTCAAAGATAAGCATTACCTTCCTGTCCAGTAGTATGTTTTATCTACGAACTGAGCCTTCTCTACCATCTGTGGAGTAGGTGGATTAGGTTTCCGTAGTTTTGATTGCTGAAATTCAGAAATCAGTTGTTGCGTCGAACTCTTTTTCAGCTTCATGTTCAGTAAATGTACAAGTTTCTAAGTCGTATTTCAGATGACAGGCAATACCAGTCTCGCCGCTATATCTCTGCTTAAGGACTCGCAGTGTTGTTGAATTGCTACCATCGTTGGCCTGTTGATCTCTTTCGAGTGCAAGGCAAGTGTCAGATAGTTGTGCAATTGATGCGCTACCTCTGAGCTGTCCAAGCGTAACTCTGCCGCCCTCTTCATGTGAATGTTCTCCGCTAGGTCTCTTCAAATGAGAGACAAGAAATAGTGTTATGCCAGTGCGTTCAACTAGTGAACGTAGGCGGGTCATTGTTATGTCGATTGTTCGTCTTTCATCTCCTTCTAATCCACTTAAGAGGATAGACAAGTGGTCAAGGAAGATGAATCTACAATCAAGGCCGGATGCAAGGTACTCGATCCGGTTATAAACCACGTCAGGATCAAAAGAGCCGAAGCCGTCAAAAAGATAAAGGCTCCAGTTATTAATACTGGAATCAAAAGCCTTTGTAAGTTCGTCATGTGTAGGTTCTCCTAAGTGTAGTGACTTACCTACAGCAGCAGACATTAGTCCGAGTGCTGTTCGTCTGTTTGACTCTTCAAGTGCCACATAACCGACTGCGTGTCCTGCTTTGAGAAGGTCAACTGCCAAGTCCCTACATAGGCTTGATTTTCCTGCTCCAGTACCTGCAGCAAGCGAAATAAGCTCGCCATATCTGATCCCGTGCAGCTTGTTTTGTAAGCCTTTAAACTTGTACTCATGGATACATGGTGGGTTAGGTGTTGTTACTAGGTCAAGTAGTGTCTTCGCATCTATAATCCCGTCTGGTCTGTAGTCTTTTGCATCCCATACTGCTCTCCTAATTGCATCTGGATCGTTAGCACTTAGTGCATCACTTGCATCCTTGTAGTCATTTTGGATCTGAGCAATCTTTACCCGTCCCGCCGGGAGCACCGAAGCCGCTGCCTCCGTCGCCTGACGGCCAGCCTCGTCTGCATCGAAGAACAAGACAATCTCTTCATAGCCTTGTAACCAAGGAAGATTTCTCTGCATGGATTTCTTGGCGCTCGCTGCTCCGCTTTCCAATGAAACCACCGGCCAACCCGGCATGGCTTGGTACACGCTCGCTGCATCCATTTCGCCTTCAGTGATAACAACGCGCTTTCCTGTGGATGGAAAGAGTTGAGCACCGAAGAATGCACCTGAAGTTTCGCCTTCATAAGTAAAAGATTTGGTTGGTGTTTTACATTTAGCTCCTTTCAGTACACCGTCAGGAGTGAAGTAATAAAATCTGAGGATGTTCCCATCCCGATATATTTTAAACTTCTGACAGGTCTCTTCATGTAGTCCGCGTTTAGGGAGTCGTACCGGCTCTCCCTTCATGGTGATTCTGTTTGACACCTTAAATGTTTCAATGTGGTCTGTACCTGGCTTCCATGTTTGACATACAAAACAAAAGGTGTGGCCATCTGTGTATAGGCTATTGCCATCAGATGAACCACACTCATTACACTCAGTGTGTCTAACGAACTCATTCTCTACGTCAGCCAGTCGATTGGTATGTTTGTGAATGATGTCCACGGTATTCCTAACTTGTCGCAATAAGCGGCATATGTTGTCTTAGATTTTTTACTAATAGTGTTATACGGATTCTGGAAGACCATGCGTAGGTCTAGATCCGGGTTATCTTTAATTACTGCCTTTACCTTACGCCTATCGTCAGCGTCCCAGTATCCCTTTGTCTCTAGATGTACTCCATTGATGAGTACAAAGTCTGGTGTGTAGTTATGATGAATTACATAAGGAACCTTCTTGCTTTCATACTCATAAATGACACCCAACTCATCGAAGAGCGATGCTACACGCTCCTCTAGTCCTGAGCGGAAAGCCATCAGAAGTCTTCCAAAGGTTCACCACTGTCAGTGGTCTCTACGTTCGGCTCAGAGGCCTTGTAACCCTTAGTGGACCCAAACAGTGCAGCCACGTCTTCAGCGCTCATGTCGCCGCTGTCAACGCCCGCTTCGCCACCGTTAAGGCTAACTACTTGTACACCGAGACATTTAAGACTCGTACCGTAAGTAACACCATCCTTGAGGATGTATGGTTTCTGGTAGAAAGCTACCTTCACCTGACTACCAGAGAACAAAGGTGTACGCTCATCAGTAATCAGTGTGCCTTCTGTATCAACTACAGCAGGACGGTTCTCTTCATTCCAACTGAACTTGATCTTATAGACACCATCAGTTACCTCTTCCCAAGGTTCGGGACGTGCAACTGAACGCTTAGGGTTCTTCAGTTTAGACTCACACCACTTAACAAGTTCAGCGCGGTCAGCTTCCAGTTTCTCAATCATATCCTCACCAACTTGTGTAGCAAGGGAATAGCCATACTTAGATGGCTTCAGAATTGCTTGATATCCCTCAAGGATAACAGGCTCATCGGTTTTAAATACGTTCTTAGGCATTAACAGAAAAAATAAGTGGATTCGATTACTTCGGAGGGTTCTAGATCTCCAATAATCGGTGGATTTGTTTCAGCACCTATCTGCTTAGACCAATCAGTTAGATAGTCATGGTCAGCAAAGATGTGCATGTAGGTCTCTCGTACTTTAGTGGAGAGAGTTGACATATCAGTAGCTCGACAGAGTACTGAGTCATGTATTAGAGCCAGTGGTGACTCAAACTTCAGTGCAGTTAGATGGAGAATCGAGGCGTCCAGACTGTGAATCAGATTAGGAGCAGTAGCGTTCTTGTGGTGGTTAATGTCCACCTTGTCGCTATCTCCTGTAGCTACAGTCATCTTTACATCACCCAATAACTTGAGCTTCATTGTGACTGTGTTTTGCTTCATCAGTTTCTGAGTGACACTAAACCCTGATGGTGTAACCCATGTAAGTTCTGTATCACCACGCTTGATGCACTTAGCTACCTCTGACTCAATCCAGGTCATTACAGCCATAGGACCAGGGACAACTACGTCCATGGCATCTCTGACTGCTCTCACTGTTTTGGTTAAGTCATCAGTATCTATTTCTATGTTCTTCTCCTTCAGAGCATCACGAATGTAACCTCTATTTGAGTAAGGTTTTGCGTTATAGGGTACAGTCATGACCACCCTTTTTACAACCTTTCTATCAAGATAAGGTCGTACCGAAGGTGGACAATAAGGTATTGCAGTCTCTGCTACTACTTTGTAAGCATCCTGTGGTGTATCACTAGGTAGGACGTTTACGAGCCTGGCAGTACTGCTGTCCCGTGCCAACCCTGCGAGTACTTGCAATCCTGAACAGGTGGCGTCCGTGGCAACACAAAGGCTAGTGTAGTGACGGTCGCAATTAATGACGCAATGGTAATACTCATCACAAGCGGCAAGGAACTGCCACGGTTCATCTTGTTCTTCCCAGTCATGTAAGTTTCCTATAGGATCTGTTGCTACTCGTGTAATGAGTTCAAGGTTATCCTTGACCCATTGTTGTCTATCCTGCATCGTAGCTTTATCTTGACCACCACAAGTAGCAACTTGGAAGGCTAACCATCCCTCTGCTTCAGGTGTCATAAAGGCACCATCAGCAAACTTAAGTAAGCTCTTTCCCCAGTCAGTACACTGTGGAGTTAAGAATGCAGGTATCGGATAAGCGCGACCACGGTAGTCCAGGGACCAGGGTAAAAAGAATCGTTCCCGGTCTTTGAATCTCTGAACTGCTTCCATGGTCATGCGTGTTCTACAAGACCTCTTGAACTCAGCAGCTTGTTTGTTTAATGTCTCTGCTGTTCGTCGTCTGTAGTCCTTCCTTGCTTCCTTGTTGGTTGCAATGTCTACCGGCTTAGTAGGTAGCTCTAGGTGTTCAATAGGCTGGAACTTACCAACCTTGTAACCTCTACGTTCAAGATCTTCAGAGACTTCAACGATGAAGGGATTCAGGGTGAATGCTATTTTCTGAATCTTGTTCAGAAAGGCATATATCTTCTCATCCTGTATACATGTCCTATCGCCCCGTCGAACCATCTCATGACCTTTCATCACTTCATTGAGCAGGTATCCACCAGCTCTACCAGGCTCCCAGTCATTAGGTTCAATGGTCATAGGCCAAGCCAAGGGTGAGAACAACTCAGCGTTGTACATCACTTCATCCTTAATCTCCATGAACTCAGCAGTAGGAACAATGTAAGAAGCACGTTTACGTCCTTTCTGCCTCATATCACGGTCGAACCAACCAGACACACTGATGATGCAGTCAAGCAGCCAGTTGCCGAGTCTGATTCTGTTCTCCCTTCCCCAAGCTTGCCACTGCCTAACGCCGTACCGATTCATCAAGGTTTGGATAACAGTCACCTTCTGTGCTGTTCCTTGTGCTCTGTGTTCGTAGTTCTTCTGCAGTATGTGTAGCAATCCCGGAGCTTCTCGTTCGTAGTGCCTCATCTGACACTCTTGTTCTACTGCATGACCAATGGCATCACATACATTTTGTAGCTTGTCGCTGTCTTCTTTGACAGAGAACACCTTATCAATGGTGATTTTACAAGCGATAGCAGCGGCAGCCATTGGCTCTACGTCCTTGAGATAGGCGGCTATCTCTTTAAATGCAACACCAGTTCTACCTTCATGAATCCTGTTTGCTGTACTCTCAATCCTCTCAACTACCAGTGGTAGCAAGGTGTCTATCGAGACCACACCATAAACAGAAGCAGAGGAATACTCTTTCTCTTCTAACTTCCTGGTGTTTTCCTTTAGCCGTTTGAGTCCTTGTGCTATCTGGTCACGTTCTAGCTGTACCTGTTCTGCAATCTGTGCAGGTGTAGCCATAGGCAATTACCTCCGTAAAGTGAGCATGAAAAAGGAGCTTAAGTAACACCTAAACTCCAGTAGTTTGTGTTAGATAGTAGGCCTTAGATGAGCAATCTAGTTAAAGACACTAGATAGTGCATTTTCTCTGGCCTTATCTGTTGCCTTGCCGTACCTCAAAGTTGTCTTGTACTGCTTGTGTCCCATGAGGTCCATAAGTACTCTCATCGGTGTCCCTGCCTCTACATTCCACGTTGCAAAGCTATGCCTTAACGAGTGAAATACATAGTGAGACTCTTTGCCAATCTGTCGACAGGCTTTCTTAAAGTACCATCGTACCGAAGTAGGATTAACCCACTCATCACCAAAGATAAGGATATCTGGGTGAGTATCAGTGCAGCGTTCAGTGAGTATGTCACGGATAGGATTAGTAACAGGTACTGATCTCCAATCACCATTCTTGGTGTTGAATCCAGGTCTACCACCGAAGTAAATAAGACCCTGTTCTAAGTCCACGTCCTTACATTTAACACTGAGTAGTTCACTCACACGTCCACCAGTACAAGCAGCGAATCTAATAAGCTGTGACAATCTTGGATTAGTGATTGTACATAGCTCATCAACTTCATCCTTAGTAAACCACCACGGTCTACCTTCTGACTCCTTGTATTGTTTAATACGAGGCGGCACCCAGTCAATCATCTCCTCATCATATAAATGATTGAGAGCTGTAGTAACTGGTGACAATCGTCTGTTGATTGTACTTACTGCTATCTCTTGATCTTCAAGCTCTAATTGATAGGACTTGAGGAACTTTCTTGTGATCTCCACTAAGGGATAATCAGCACCTGCAAAATCAGTGAAATGATTGCAGTTAATTCGTGTAGGTACAGCACCTGATCCATGTTTCCATGAATAGCGTGTCCTAAACGTGAAATTCATGGCGTCTTGCCACGTAGTGATTTCAGTCATAAATGATTGAAAGCAATTGGTCAGTGAATACCTTGCCTTTAGCTGTTAGCTTACAAAGCAAGCGGCGAGACCCTACTTCCTGGTATTTCTCTACTAATCCAAAGCCTTCTAAGCGTTGGATGTTGCGAGAGACTGAAGCAGTAGAAAACTCTAAGTCTTCCTCAATAGCAATCTTGTGACAGTTATTGCGAGATGCAATGTAGAAGAGAGTTGCTACTACTTGACCAGGAACCTCACGGTCTAGCTCCCGTAGTTTTTCGTTCATCAACAGAAGTCTGTCGACTTTGTTGTTGGTGACGAGTCGGTTTACGGGATCGAAGTCCACGAGGAAGAGAGATCTCTAGAATCATTATACCACAGTGTAGATGGAATGTACGGCGTTCGTACCACATGTCGTACCGGGTAGGTTCAAAGGAAAGGAATATGTCCATGAATGTAGTGTGAAGTACATTTCTACATCCTTGTAGAGGGTTTGCACTATTGGGACCTTCTTGACAACCATTCTTCTACCGCTTCGTTTATTATTTCAATAAGTGTACGGTCAGAATGGAGAGCCTGTAGCTTTAGTCGCCTGTGAGTCTCAAATGAAAACAGTGCTGTAACTCTCTTCATCCAATGAAATAGTGCCAGTTTCTACCATATTGTACATTTCTACATTAAGCAATGAGTCTTCTGCCTCATCGTCTTGTGTCATGCCATAAGCAAGGAAGAATGAGTAGTCTTCTGCGTCCATGGAATCAGTCCTCATCGTCTGTGAGTTCGTCTTTGTGAAAGAGTTGGTGAATACTGTCATCAGTTGCAATAGTTACTACGTTGTTTGGATCTTCTAATAGAGCTTCGATCTTTTTACATGCACTACCATGTTGTTGATAGGTGTATTCTTTGATCTTGCCTGTTTGTTTGTTGTCGCACCGGATTACACATGCAATGTTAGAAGCAAGCTCCCAACTACACACGCGCCATTCCATTAGCTCTTCATATTCATGAGCTTCGAATAGCTCATCAGGTACTTCTTGAATGCGCCTAACATTGTTAGGGAAATACTTACGCTTTGACTTACCACTCATCAGTTAATTGCACGTTTACTAGTTGTTGTCCACGCTCTTCAGCGAGTTCTAATGCGGACCATGCCGCATGTTCTGCGTCCTTCGCAAGTAGAAATAGCGAAGAATCACTAAGTGTTACTTTGTACTCTTGAGTCATTGATTACATGCCTTGACAAAGTTAGTTACTACTTGTGCATCAGAAAGATTACGAGCACCAATGTTTGCTTCTAGTTCGATGTGATGAACTGCTGTAGGATATTGTGAGATGAATGACCAATCAGTAGGCTTAGCAAATTCAGTAAGCTTTTGGATGCCTAGAATTGGGCCACCATTACACATCTGAATGATGTGAATAGTTTCATGTCTGATGGTATCACCAAGTTCAGCAAGATTAGGATGGTTCTTAATACATAACACCATAACATCTGTCGTACTGTTATAAGAACCGTAGATCTTTCCTGTCTCACATCTATCACTAGTGAACTTAATCTTAGTGCCTGATGCATGTACTGCTTTTAGTACAGGATTAGAATAAATATAGTCTTCCACCACGTTAGCTTTAGCAACGGGTGACAATGAAAGTATTGCTGCAATGGCAATCGTGAGGCGTTTAATCATAAGCTGTGTAGTAAGGTTGGATTGGAGCTGCGTCCTTGTGCTGTCGTACCGGAAACAAGGCACATAAAAAAAGCGAGGTGGTAAGCCTCACTTAATGTTTCTAGATAATGTCATTGGGTTTGATAAATTGAGCCTTTAAAGCTTCAGCTTTCGCCTTCAACTTCTTGAGCTGTTTCTGTACCCAAACGGTTTGAAATCCTGCTTTTGGCATAATACTTAGATGTGATACGGTTTGCACGCTGATATACAGTAGCTGTGGCAAATAAGCCAAGCATACCTATTACAGCAAGGATGATAGTTGTTTCAGTTGGCATTAGTTAGTCGTACCGAATTAGTTAGTTAACATTTGTGCAAATCAGGGTCTTTACACCATTGATTAAACCATTTTCTAGTTTCCATAAACATACGAATTTCAAACTCCCTGTCTACATTCTCAGCACGTAATTTACGGAGACATTCATTAAGAATCTCCTTAACTTCTGCTTTTGTATGTTTACCAGTTTCAACCCAATTTCTCATTTCAAAGTACTGAACTTGTCCTCTGAATTTATATGATTTAATCTGCTCCATCTTTGCATAACCTGTTAACCCTTTCCCTTTGCAAGAACCGGTTAGAGCTGAAGAGAACTTAGGCATTAGTTAACCTCAATAGTTGTTAGAAAAGAAATAGGTGTTACCCTTAAATTCAACAGCGTTGAAGTCGTACCGAATTGCAGAGTACCAAACTAGACTCCAATCAATGCAATTAGCAATGAAGTCAGGCTCAATAGAATAGCCACATTCTTCACACAATTGTTCAGTGAATTCAGTGGTTACACGTTCACCAGTACCTTCAATCTCACCGTAGTAAGCATCAGCAAAGGTTTCAGCATCAGTGATACCGTATGAATCAAGTTCATCGATGAATGCATCATATTCGTCTTCGTCAATGATGTAGCTAGTTCTGTCGCTGATTTCATCAATCAACGCTTGCATATCTTCTGACTTGGCATCATACCAAGCAGCAAAGTCCTCTTGCTCTTTGATAAACTCAGCGGAGAGTTTGGGTGAAGTTGTAGTCATAGTAATCTCCAATAGAGTGAATAGAAGAGCCGTGATTAGCTCTAGGAAACTAACTCTGTCGTACCGAAATAAGACAGAGGATAGTTAATTAGAACAATCGGTGAGTGGAACGAACCACTCTACGTTTAGGTATAATCAAGCAAACGTAAGCATTGTAGGAACAAGTCCTGTAATGTTTGCATCTAAGGCACGCTTAGCGTTGACGCAGTTAGCATTAACCCAGAAGCCAAGACTCATGTTCTTGTTCATCATCAGATTGAGGATTGCACGACGGCTAACATTGTTGTAAGCGTAAGTGCCACCATTCTTAAAGGTAACAAGAACGAAACCATCAATGATTGATGCACGCAGTTGAAGAACAGCGTCAGAAGAACGAGCTGACTTGTAGATAGTGTTGAACATAATTAAATTGAATAGAGTGAATAAAGAGTGAAAAGTTAGTTAATCAAACGAGTGAAACGAGTTCACTCAGTCAACAGAAAGGAAGTTGTTGCCTTTGCAGTATGCATTGACAAACTTACCAACTGACTTGATTTCACCGTAGATAACATCAAGGATGCTCTCTTCTGATACGTTGTTGTAAAGATAGCGAGCGCCATTCTTATACTCAACGAGTGCTTGATTATTTGCAGGTGATACTGCAAGAGTGTCAATGGCAGAAGATTGAGCGTTGATAGTTACAAACATGTGATTTAAATAAAGTGTAGAATAAGTAGGAATTAGAGTCCTACAGGAAAGCATCAGTTAGTGATGCCTAAGTGTAGAAGTCGAGTGACAACTCGGCGTTGTCGTACCGAATAATGTTAACTAGCGACAATCATTGGAATCATGTCGTCGTTAACAAATTGTCCAAGCTCAATCTCATCACCTGATTGTGTGAGTAGATTATAAAATGAACAAGTAGCCTCAAAGATAGAATCGAACTCATCCATAATTGTGAGAGTGTCGTTCTCTTCAACTGCAGTGTAGTACATAGTCATTTACCTTTACGTTTGTCAGCCCAAGTTAACTTAAGGGATTTGATAGGCTTATCACCTAACACCCAAGTTACGTTGCATAGTTTGGTTGGCTTAGCTGTGAGCTTTGTTCTCATATACCTTAGTGTAGAATTACTTGAAAGAAAGAGAGGCCTGAAGCCTTGTGTATTCAACCCAATCACTAACACGTTGAGCTTTATGCATCAACTTAAGTGTATCGTGAGTGTCTTGAATCTCTTTACTTGTGCGTAAATCATCCTTAGGTATTGAGCCAGACATCGTACCGAAACCGATAGATGTTCCCTTGCAGCGTGATTGATTAGCTGATGAAAGAGTGGACAATTGAATAAGGTATAAACAACATCAAGGGTTTAAGGTGGGTTGACTCCACCAAACCCAAAGCAACCGACGAAGGTTGAAAGGGTGAAGCGGCTAACAATCTCAGATTTCCTACAGCTGGCAGGCATCACGTCCTCACCTAAATCCCAACCGTGCCTGACGCCAACGACGCCCGGAGTTGAGAGTGAATGGACGCTACTAGAGAGAGAAGCGGCTAAGGGTTGGGACTTGGCGTCCCTTCCACTCTTTTAATATAGCAGAGTGGAGAGTGAGAGTCAATGAGCATTTCTACTCATCTTTTGAGGGTTCGACTCCGCTTGGCGGTTCTACTAGCTCGTTGGTGGTGGTGAGGTTGGCTAGCCTTCGCGGCAGCTCCTGCGTCCTCCACCCTTATAATATACACGAGTGTAGGGCGCTAGCATAGAGTATAAATACCTATCTTTGCATTAGCTGTGCTGATGGCTCACATGATATACTTTAATGCTTTTATAATGGGTGATGCTGTTGCTGTCGTACCGAATTACAGCTACTACATAACACTTTCATCTTATCAGGTGATGTATGCCACCACCGTTCAATTACAGTGACATAAGTATCACATAGTCTACACTTGATTAGATTAGTCTTCATGCTCTTCAAATGAATCAATTAGTTGTTTAGATGGTGGACCAAAGGCTACATAAATACCGTAGCATGTAAGCATTAGTATTGTGATGCCAAGTATGATGGCTAGTATCATTAACTCTCTCTATTCTTCTTGAGTGGACTGATGCTGTATTGTTTCCAGTAGCATTCATTACACGTCACTGATTGTATGTCATAGTTTACATTAACTGCAACGTCCTTTGAACATACTTTGCATTGCATAGTCTTTATATCACCATACTCATTGAGTAGGTAATCAGAGTTCATAAAGTCTTCATTCATTGCTATTCTCCTGATTGGTTGTTGTAAGGCTCTGTGTCGT